ACATTATCCATCTCACCGTATGGATCATGGAAGATACCGTGTTCCCCATCATCACCAATCAAAAGCATCCAGTGGCCACCACCAACAGGGTTGGAGGCGTGCCCCTTGTGGAGAATACCAACAGCTACTGGATAGCCTGCCTTTAATTCATTGATTAGTACTTGCTTAGTACCTTTCTGGTAGAAGGTAGCAAAGACACCATATTGCTGACAGGCTTTAACTTGACTAGTAGATACCGTAGTATCACCGTACTGCAACACAGTACGGAGGTAATCATCGTCTGCATTACTACCTTTTAATGCATCAGGACGGAGATACTTGATGGCCATAGCACATGTCGAGCTAAAGCACATCCGATCTCCGTGAGCTGTTGCACTATCTGTCTGAGGGTAGTACTGCTTAACTGGCAGCAGTAGCGTCATCGTTTACCTCTAAAAGTTCGACGAATACGACGAATAGTATCATCCTCAGTACGTGTCTTACTAAAGTAAGCAGCAGCCATAGAGATGGCCTGAGTAACACTATTAGCCTTACGTTTTTTAGTTACACCAAGATATTCAGATGTAATAAAAAGGATGAAAAAACCAAGCGTCTCATAAGACACTTTAATACCAAGGATGGTGATCATAATCAGCCCCAGGGAACGCCAGCAGCTTTAGAAGGAGCACGTTGCTCATCAAGTTGAGCCTGGAGAGCATTACAAATCTCTTCGACTTTTTCATCGCCGAACTTCTCAAGAACCCAGCCAACTACGGTGCCTTCAGTCAGTTCAGAGAAAGGGATCAGGTCGCCTTCAGGACGCTCAAGACCAAGAGAACCATACGCACCAGCACTGTAGGTATCGTCTTGTGCATTTACAGTATAGTGAACCCCGAAGACGTAACCATCATTGGTTTCACGCTCAAGGTTTGCAATGTTCCAGGTAAAAGTGGTAGACATGATAAAAAATGTGTTTAGGTGATAAAAAATGAGCCCACCGGGATTGGTAGGCTCAAAAAGGGGTTAGTGAGTAGGACTACGACGCCTCAAGGGCTGCAACTTTGGCCTCAAGGGTTTCGATGCGCTCCATTGCTTCTTGAAGCGCCTTCACTGCCTTCATGTAGAGCACCGAATAGTTGACGCTCTTGGTGACGGTACCAAGGTCGTTGCCTTCGGCGTCGCGGTCGGGGGATTCGCTGACAAGGCCGGGGGAGACAAGCTCAACCTCCTGGGCGATCAGGCCGATCTGGGTGTGAGTTTGGCCTTCCTTGAAGTTGTAGTTACGGACTTGGAGAGACTTGAGATCGTTCCACTGCGAGTTGGCGTCAACGATGTTTTCCTTTAGCTTGATGTCGGAAAGGGCGCCGTAGCTGTTGTTTGTGTTTTGAACGTTGCCATTTGAAAGAACTCTGTAAACGATTGCGCCAGAGCTTTCGACATAACCACGGTACAAGTCTCCAGAAGCGGCTGTGCTAGTGACCGAACTTGCATGAGCTGTGCCGCCTGAGTTTGTTGCAGATGTTAAGAGATTGAGGTTGGCCGCATTGCTAATAATCTGATGATACGCTTCAGTTCCGCCGGCAATGTTGGTTACCGCATAAAGACCGCTATTGCTTGCTTTGATGTATCCGTTTGCCCCGATCCTCATCCGCTCCGTCGGGCTGCTCGCTCCGTCGGCGGTAGTGGAGAACACTAGCCTCGTCGGCTGGCTAGATCCAGAAGTCCAAGTTCCGCCATCTCTATTGGCAGAAATAACAGCGGCGTTTGAATGATTGCTGTCCGTAAAAACGAGGTTGCCGAGTGGGACGCCATCCGCAGGTGTTGCTTGTCCTCTAGCAAGGTGGATGTTTGCAGCAGCAGTAGAGTCACCGGCGTTTGCTTGGAGAAGCAGCCTTACTCCTGCAACAGAAGTCGAAGACGTGCCAACTAACAACCTGCCGGAGCTGTCGATGCGGGCGCGTTCAGCGCGAGTGGAACCTGTGTAAAACTTAATCGGATCAGTGCTGCTATCGCTATACGCGCCAATAGCAAGGCCGCCACCTGAGCCGGTGCTTTCAACAATGCCAGCGTTTTGCCATATGGTGTTTGAGAATGCAGTTGTTCCGCCTTGTCCTAAGTATAGACGGCGATTTGAAGCACCACTACCTGCAGCATTGTTGTTTTCAATGTACGCACTGACAACATCAACAGTGTTTCCGTAGACGCTCAATGGTGAAGCAGGCGTCTGAGTGCCAATCCCTACCGCCGTTGTCGTAAATGTGACCAGAGGAGTGCTGAAAGTATTGCCGCCGCCTGCGGTTGATGGCGCAAAAGTAAGTGCATTTGATGCCAGCCGATTCTGGCCAATCTCCCAGTTTGTGTTTGTACTGCTGCCCTGAAAACTGACGCCAGTAGACCAGTTGGCCGAACGATTGCCGACGATTAAATCCCAGTTCCCACCGGACGCACCAACACGAGCCGTTTGCGTGCAATCAAATAAGTGCCCTGGGCTACTAGTCCCCAGCCCCAAGCGGCCTGAGGTATCCAGCCTCATGCGTTCAGTGTTGTTGGTGGTGAAAACTAAAGAATGATTGCTTGCCGCGCCAATGTGGGGTAAGTTGGAAATTAGTTGAGCCCTGAAAATACCTGTGCCGTCCGTAACTTGAGCATAAGCGTTGGCCGGCCCCGTGAAGTTGGCTACTAGCGCATTGGCAGATGTTGCAGTAAGTGAACCATTCGCATCAATCAGTAGACGCCCAGTGCCATTAGTCGAGATGGCTACTTGGTCTGCGCCGGGGGAGTAGATGCCAGTGTTGGGGTCACCCGAGAACTTCAGAGACGGAGTACCAGCACTACCAAGAGCAAGAGCAGAGTTCGATCCATTCTCCCTCATTTGGGGGTAGCCACCTACCTGGGCACCGTCATGGACGACAAGTACCTCTTTATCAGTATCAACAGTAACTTCACCAACAGCACCAGTGAATGTGCTGTGCTGTGCCGTAGTACCCCTACGACGTTGAATTTGAGTAGTCATAATTAAACAAGAACACCGTAATCAGAAGTTGTACCAACAGCATCAGTAATCAAACCCCAGTTCAAGTAATAACCAAGGTTATTGATTGCTGTAACAGCATTTGCTGCGCTAGACGCACTAGTGGCTGCAGCAGTTGCACTAGCAGCCGCATTAGCAGCTTGAGTAGGAGCAGCATTGATCGCTGCAATGTTTGTTGCACACGTCGTGACATTGGCATTGTTGTTTGCCACAGTTGTCACATTGCCGCTGATGCCTGCAACCGTAGACACGTTGGCACTAATGCCAGCAACCGTGTTTACGTTGGCAATGTTAGTTGCGTTGGTATTTACGTTGGCAATGTTGGTTGCAACAGTTGTGACGTTAGCGTTGTTGTTAGCAACTGTGGTCACGTTGCTAGCGATACCAGCGACTGTAGGAACACTGGAGCTGATACCAGCCACAGTTGTGACATTACCAGAGATACCAGCAACGGTGCTGACATTACCTGCAATACCTGCAACCGTACCTACGTTGTTAGTCGGTGAGATCTGGCCAGCAACCGTGTTGATGTTCGTTGCATTATTGGCAACGTTGACAACATCGTTGACTTCAGGAGTCAGGCGGTGGAAGGTGTAGATATTAAGGGTGCTGGTAGAGACCACCAACATCCCGGTCTGAGTAGCAGGGCTAGGGAGTGAGGCAGGGATACCTGTGATCGTTACAGGAGTACCTGCAGTGGTAGTAGCGTTGGTGCTAGAACCAGCGGCGTGGGTAAGACCAGTGATATTGGCAATGGAGACAACAGTTCCAGCATTGTTACTGATGTCAGGGTTAGAGGTTGGAAAGGTGATGTGAGTAGGTACTGGTACAAAACCACCTACCTCATCAACAAGGGTAACGATCCGTGCTTCAATAGCAGCAGTGGTAGCAACAAAACCATCACTGTTTGTCCAGGGAACGGTGCTAGTGATTGCCTCGGTGTTTACGTTGTAGAACCGAGCATCCGCTTCTGTTTCGGTGTAGTAGCGGTTATCGAGCTGACCGTTGTTGAGTTCAGTCTCTGTGTAATACCGGTTATCCAGTTGACCGGCATTAAGTTCAGTTTCCGTGTAGTAACGGTTATCGAGCTGACCACCGTCAAGCTCTGTACGGTCATAGACGTTACCTTCAAGCACTGTTTGAGCAGCAGCGGTAGCGTTAGCAGTACTAAGTGCCGTACTGGCATTACTGGAGGCTGTGTTGGCAGTTGCAACAGCAGCAGCGGCATTGCTAGAGGCCGTGTTAGCAGTCGCTACAGCAGCTGACGCATTAGACGAAGCGGTGTTAGCCGTGGCTACAGCAGCAGAAGCGTTTGTGGACGCAGTGTTAGCCGTTGCAGTAGCTGCGTTAGCTGTGGTAATCGCAGTGTTAGAGTTTGTAAGTGCTGTATTAGCTGTAGTATTAGCTACTGCAACACTATTGTTAACTTCTTGGTTAACGTACAAGCCTTGAGTAAAGTTATCATTCAGATCCTGAGAGCGAATAGCGGAACCAGGATAGAAGACAGAAGAAACACTGGAGTCATCTGTCTGTCGATAGATAACAATAGCTGCTCCATTAGCAGGTGCTTGACCTGGTAAAAAGGCTACCTGACCTCCATCTTTGTTGGAATAGTTAAGACCAACCAAGTTATAATGAGTACCAACTGTCTTTAGGACACCAGCAACAGAAACCTTGATATCAGTGGGTTCAAGCCATTTAAAAGTAAAAGAAAATGGGCCTAAGTTAGACCCATTACCAGTGAATGTATTTTGTGTAGTTGCCATCTCTTAGGTTAGCGATACATTTGAGTAAGTCGTTCAATCTCTGCCTTACGACGATCAGCAGCTCGTGCAGCATCATCAATACGACCTTGCTTCATGAGGGTTTTATTGGTGAGTGATTCTTGGATAGAACGCCACATAGGCTCATTATCCTGCTGCATACGCAACTCAGCTGCCTTCTGGGCTTGAGACATGATGTCATTCATTACTGAATAGACTTCACTTTGAGCTGCTTGTATCTCTTCAGATGGACGACCTTGTACACGCATTGCACGAATACGATCCAACTGATCATTATACTTTTTGTTCTTGCTGAGTTTATCAAACTCCTTCCACAGTTGCTGTTCACCAATGTACTTATACAGTACTTCACGTTCCTGTGGGGTGTACTCATGGTTACCAGATGAGTCCTTACGAATCATTTGGATACCATCCCAGCCACTGTCAATAAGCCACTGACGCCAAGGCTCCGTACCTTCGCTAATCTTAACTGGATTAACAGCATTAAGTGAACGAAGTACAGGATTGTCAATATCATTAAGTGGCTTACCTGTGTAGATATCGATTTGATCCGGCAGTTGACTGGAGAAACCAGGAACCCTATTGGTAATATAACCAACTAGGTCATTGTAGATATCCTTTTGGGAGCTTGTGATAGCGTTAGAAACAACGCCAAGAGCGCCAGACATAGGAATAGCAGCTCGTACTTCATTAGCAAGGAACCGAGTGATAGCTGTCTCATCACCGTTAGCAACAGCAACAACAGGCTCAAGACCAGCCACCCATGACTTATTAACAAAGGTAGCAGAAAGGGTCCATGCCAGTTTATCAACGAACGACTCAGTAAGAGTAGAGCCGATATCACGAGAGTAATAGGCTAGGTCACCAACAAGAGTAAGGATAGTATCAAGAGGTTCATAGCCAGCATAGCTGACCCACTTACCTGCAACATTGATCGTCTTAGGTTGCCAACCAAAGTTATCACGAAGCTTCTTGCGCTCACCGGCATTAACAGGACCATTGCCACGGATGTTACCACCAAGGGCATAACCAAGCATGGATGTGGATAGCAAAGAACCAAAGGCTACACGACCACGATATTCAGCCTCAAGACCTTTGAAGATAGCCATACCATTAGGTACACCATCATACGCAATACCGTGCTCCATAAGAGCATCTTTGATCTTATCGATATCATCACCAGCCCACAGTACTTTGGAGTACCTGTTCATACCAGGAAGAGTAGCGATAGGTGTGTAAGACATAGCAGACTTAACACCATTAACACCAGTCTTGGGGAACATGAAGAATGACTTTAAGATAGGTAGTTTATTGATACCACGAGTCAGCCACGTAGCAGTCTCATCATCCAGGTTAAGTGAGATCTCCCCAGCAGCATTCTTAGCAGCAGCATCAGTGAGGTTACCGAGAGCATCAAAGGATTCATCATAAGCAATCTTCTCAGCCTTAGCTAACTGTTGAGCAAGTTCAGCGCCTTTATAGCCAATACCATAAACCTCATCCCAAGCCCTAGCACGTGCAAGTTGAGAAACAACAGTAGTTTGTACATAAGCATCAGCACTGATCATTGCATTAGTGCCGTACTTAAACCAACGCCAATTACCAAGATCATACAAGAACCTAGCAGACCTGTATTGGAAGAGACGACCCCAGTTACCATCCTTCTCCCACACCTGCTCCATATCGGCTAAGGTGTCCCAAAGGTTAGGATTATAGTCAGTAACAAGGTCTTCACGTGCTAGTTCACGGAAGTCAGTGTTAGCGTCATTGCCCCACTTACCGTTATTCCAGGTACGCTTAAAGGTATCCCAGGAATCAGCAAGTGCTCGCTTGTTAGTCTGCCAAAATGAACCGTAGACATGGGTAGCCTTACGGAGATCATCAACAGTATTGCGACCCATCAAAGCACCAATACCAGTACCAAGATATGCGTTACTAGTACGAAGGGTAAGAGCAACAGTGTTACCAGTAATAGCCTTGAGAGCTGAAATACCAGACAGCATGTTGTTGTACCGCACTGACCACACACCTTGTGCAAAGGCATTAAGACCTTCATCACCACTCTTAAGAAGACCCATGGGGCTAAGTTGCTTAGCACTCCACTTCATCAGCTTGTCAAGAGAGTCCACATCACCCTTAGACAATGCAAAAGCATCAATCAGAGGTTGTGCAGCATCAGGACGATCACGAGCAATAGTGAGGATCATATCACGATAACCTTGAGCTTGAAGGTTCTTCTCTTGCACCTTAAGGTCAAACTGTTCAGTTATCTGCTTAATAGCAGACTCCTTATCAGGTGACTCCTTGAGGAACTTCTGCCAACGATCTTGGTTCTTAAGCGCCCAACCTGCGATGTACTTATTAAGTGCATACTCTTCCATGAGGAAGGCAAGTCGATCACCAAGCATCTCAGTAACACGACTAAGGTCAGCAGTCTCAGGGAACGCTTTATAGCCCTCAGCAATGTCTGCTACTTCACGTCCTACGGTATCCATAGCACGAGCTGATGTTTCAGTAACAACTTGACCGATGTACTTATCAGTCAACTCACGCATAGCAAAGCCAATAGCTTCTGCTTGTACATCGTTGACATACTTAATAGAACGACCATCAAGTAAGTTCTTGACATCACGGTTATCAAGGAAGAGGTTCTTAAGATCAGATACCTTATCAGTACCAATGATGTCATTGTAGATCTTCCATGCGGCATCACTCATCTGAGCTTTGGTGTACCTAAAACCCTCTACTGTTGCATCGAAATTACCAGTAGCACGAGTGCCTTCAGCTAGGTCCTCGATAAGGTTGCGAGATACAGCATTACCTTTACTGAGGTCGTAGTAAGCACGCTCAGAAAGGATAGGAGCAGGAGTACCACCACTGTTACCAAGCTTGATAGCAGTAGTGTCAGCCATGTTGCGAGCGATGTTACCAGGAGGGATACTAAGAGCAGCAGTAGAACCCTCAGGGAACATGTTAGGAGTAACCATAGGATCAACACCACCAGCCCCTTCAGGATCGTCCATAAGGCGCCCCTTACCTACCTCATCGATCTGACTATCACGACTGACCTGTTGACGCTCTACAAACGATTCTAGGGGGCTCTCAGTGAGATCTGAAGCTCCATTGTCAGCGTACTGTTTACTAAGCTTACCAGACTCACCATCAAGTGCTTTGATTTGAGAGTCAAGTTCACCAATGATATCCAGTTGTGCTCTAAGTGTTTCTTGATCTAGGGCAGGTGTAGAAGCTACTTGATCTAGTTGTTGTTGCAACTCCATACGCCGAGTGTCAATCTCAGACAACCGAGTAGCAGTAGCAGAGTCAGCATTAACGAGTACCTCAGAAGATATAAATTCCTGAGCAACCTTATCGTTAGGCTTGAACCAATCCATTACTCCACGACCTGCAGCAGCAGAGTAACCGATGATATCACCAACAATACTGATACCAGCTGATTCGTAGATGTTACGTTGACGACGTTGTTCAGGAGAGTCAGTATCCTTAACGACAAGTGCATCAGGAACAGGCAACCAAGGTGCTGCCTCTTTCACAATCGTCGATACCGTATCACCTTCTGATTGATCGCTGATAGCGTTAACAGCTACATCACCAGCAACGTTAATACCAAGGGCAGAGAGACCACGAGCAACAGGACTGCCAGCCATACCAGCAGTACCGATACGTGATGCAGCACCAACACCAATGCTAGGTACAAGAACAGAAGATACTTGCCTTACCTTTTGAAAGCCAGGGTTTTTAAACTTAGTCTTAGCATCCCAGGCATCATCAATCCACTCAGCACCAGGAATACGACCAATGGCATCCATACCAAAGTCAATAATACCCATACCAACGGATCCAAGACCCTCAAGGGTACGTTGAGCATAGGTACCAAGGTCTTCACCAAGGGTAGCATTAGGGTCACCACTGCCATAAATAAAGCCACTACCTCGGTTGAGTGGTTGTTGTGGTTGCTGTTGACCACCACCAGTAAGTTGTTGAACGGCTTGCTGTTGAGGAGACTTAACAGGTTGTACATTACCAGCAGCTGTATTCTCTGCTGGTGTAGCCTCCTTATACATTGTTTCAGGAGCTGTCTGAGGACTATAAGCTGGAGCTGCCTGTTGTAAAGTTTGCTCTTCAGCAAGTGCTTCAGCTTCTAGACGCTTCAGTTCTTCTTCATCAACATAGGGTGTTTGTGTCATAGAGTTTTACCATGTAAGAAACTGAAACGCCGTCCATCCGGCAGTTGAATAACCAATTTATCTCCGTGTTGTGTGCGGGATTTGGATACAATACGTGCTCCATTCTGTAGGAACACCTTAGATCCTTTAGCTGTGCCATAGTCAATACCGTGAGAACCACGGGCTACATGTCCAGCAAAGGTATCAGTAACAGGGATACGACTCAACGGAACACGTCCAAATTGAGGATCATCAACAACGACAAAGTTATCAAGAGCTTTAGATGAAAACTCCCTAGCAAACTCATTCTGTGGTGTATTAGGGTTGTCTTGTTGTTTAACATCTAGGTGGGGACCTGTAGAGGTAGGTCCAATGTTGTCTGTAATGTAAGCAAGCGTAGGACGCATGAAGCCTTGGTTACGTGCAGGAGTAGCTGCTGGTTTATAGGGTTGATCAACATTAACACCCATCTGTTGCATCACGCGAATGATCTTACTAGGATAGGCAGCTTCACCACCGGCATAACCACCAGCTGCAATAGCTTCAATAGCTTGACGTGGTGTCTTAGCTCTAGACAGACCAGGAGCATATCTAGGATCAGTCATGAGGTTCAGGAAGTCCTTAGCAGACTCAAGAGGAGAAGCATAGTCCCTCCAATAGGAACCATTCTTTAGAGTACCTCTACCAGGACGTGCTTTGATGTTAAAGACATTGTTCTTACCTGAGGTATACTTACCCCAGCCAGACTCCAATGCCCACATAGCAGCCATTACCTGAGGGAACTTAAACCCAGATGCATTACCAAGTGCTTGTACATCAGCAAAACCACTGTTACCTGTACGTACAGTAGCAGGTGCATTACCACTACCAATGATGGTGGTGTTAAGGCGGTCTTGTGTAAGAGGTTGAGCTAAAATACTACGTAGTACTGGATCATTGATTTGGTTAAGTTGATCCCTAAAGCCAGGCCTGACTTGACCCGTAAGTCCTGCCGCCTTAAGCTGTGCATTAAGGATCTGAACAGGAGTCATACCAGGTACTGCCCTAGACAAATCAGTGTAGATTTGCGGGATAGAGATCGGCTTACCGTTAGTGATACGGTTATTAATGTCCTTAAGTAAAGCAGGGCTAGCCAGTACCTCAGTATTGATTACGTTAGCATTAGCACGTACCTTCTTAATAACTTCAGAAGTGGTGATGACATTAATAGCAGCAGGAGCACCAGGATGCTTACCAGGTGTAAAGGCAGCATAGAATGCTTGGGTTTGTCCTGTCTTTGCTTGAGAAGAAGCAATAACAGCAAACGCACCTTTCTTGGTTTCAATAGCGGTTAGAACATCTAGACGTGCTTTATTAGCAGCGACACTAGGTTCCATTGTCTTAGCATACTGCTTGAACTTCTGGTTATACAACTTAAGGGCATAATCAGAGGCACCACGTAAACTATAGTGAGCACTACGATTAGTACTGTCACCAATTAGGTTCTGCTTAAGTGCATCAGTAAGCTCAGCCTTGATGGTCTCTTGTTTGATACCAGAATCAGATCGTTGTTGATCCAGCTGTTGAGCACGGTTACGCCATGTCTCACGTACCTCAATAGGTACACCAGGTTGATCAACATCATCAGCAGTTAGAGTTCCTTGTTCATATTGCTCACGGAACTGCTTAGTCCAGAAGTCAGCGTTTTGCTGTTCGGTAGTAAAGGCAAGGTATGCTTGGAGACGATCAGTAGAAATACCTTTTGTCTTAGCTTCCTTAATGATAGAAGTAAGAGTCTCTTCATTAGGGTTGTTGTTCTTTACCCAATCAAGTAGTTGATTCTCCTGCTTCTTATTCTCACGACGCTCTTGTGCTTCAATGAGTTGAAACTCAGACTCTTGATCTTTCTTCCTGGAGTTAATAAGATCATCAACATCACGAGGGAATCGATCTCTCCAGCTACCTTGATCAGTCTGAGCCTCACCAAGGATACGTTCTACATCAGCATCTGAGTAGCGAGTAGTATCACTGAGTTCCTTAAAGATCTCAGACTTAGCAACTGCATTACCAACAGGTGTCACACCATCTTCACGATAGCTGCGTGAGATAGTCCTAAATGCCTCTGTAAGGCTCTCTCCATTCTTGGTGCGGGACAACACACTAAGTGCATCATCACGCATCGTAGAGGATTTATTGACGACATCAGACTTCCTAGCTGACTCAATAAATGAGTTGTAGGTTCCCCGCATCTTCATGAGAGCAGGTGCCATAAAGTCAGCACTTAGACCAAAGACACCATTCTCTTTAAGGAAGTCGCCAAAGAGACCTTGCATAGCTGCAGTACGTTCAGCTGCAGTACTAGCTCCCATCTCATCCAACTTAGTCTGTGCATAGTTAGGGAACTCAGCAGTGATGATCTCCATGTGAGCCTTGAGGCGGCCATAGTCACGTGCCTTATTACCAGACAAGAGATTGGTAACAACGTTGGGATCTAAGCCTCTAGCTTGGAATCCTTCAGCAATTTGATCCTGTGCTTCACCAGATTGCTTAAGTAGTGACTCAACATTAGATACTGCTTGCTGTCGTTCTGGTGCCAATCCACCAGTTGCTACTTCCATGTAGCCAGCTAGCATATCAGATTCATCTTTACGCTTACGGTATTCAGTAAGACCTTCACTAAGAGTTGTACTGAACTTAGCAAGGCTTTCAAACGTAGCTTGTGCGTTCTTACCACGCTGTAGCTCACTTTGAATTAGCGTTTGTGAGTTTTTACTAATAGCTTCCTGACGCTTCTCAGCAAGCTTCTTTTCCCACTGATAGTTCTGATCACGATCTCGTGCTTCGATGCTGAGCTTACGTTCAAGACCAGCACCATATTCGTCTCTAACCTGTTTAATTTGCCTACGGTTATCCTCCATACCACGTATGATACGGTTGTCTCGTTCTTGCATTCTAGCAAGACCTTCCGTAGGCGCTTTAATGGGATCGAAACCTAAACTCCGGGCGTACCCTCTGTAATTTACTTGATCCATTTTAATGTTAGTTAGCTCCACCTAAAGAGTTGGTTCTACCTCCTAGTGTAAAATCATACTTACTTCCAGAACTACCAATAGCACCAGCAATGCTGGTTAAACCTTGAGTAGCTGCTCCCATCCAAGACCCAGCAGAAGATGCCATAGCACCTTTAATAGGCCTAGGACCAAAGTCAAACTGTTTAGGTTTACGTGGTTTAAGATACTCAGCACGTGGTGTAGTGAGAGGCTTAGGCGGTGCAGGCATACGATCAGGACGTAGCATACGATTAGCTTCTGCTGCAAGATCAGCACCAAACTTATCGTTAGCAATCTTACGTAGAGCAGCTCCTGTATCAGCCTTAGCACTCAACAGGGACTCAGCAAGGATTGCTTGGTTACGACCAAGAGCAGCAAATTGAGCTTGCTCCATCTTCTCTGCACTTCTACCTTGTTGACCTTTAACAGCAGCAACACCTTCAGACTGAAGTGCTTTAATAACAATATCCTGGTTTTGGAATGCTAGTTCTTTGGTAGTATCTTCTAGCTTACGATACTCAGCTTCATTAGCAGCAGCTTGTGCCATCTTATTGAAGGTGAGCTGTTGCTTAAAGATCTGCTCAGACTTAGCAAATTGCTTCATCTGAGAAGCATACTCAAAGTCTTGAATCCTTAAGTTGTACTGCCAATCTTGTAGATTAGTAGAATCTTTAAAGGCAGCTAGTGTTTCTTCATTCCTTTCATTAAGCCGCCATTGCTTTACACTATGCCTATAGTCAGCTTTGGTACTTCTTTTACCGTACCTCCATGACTGCATATTGTATTTATGTTGTCTTGCAATGGCTCTATTCTGTGCATCAGCTTCAGCTTGACCAGCTAGTCCACCAAATACAGCACTGCCTATCCCAAGGATTGCGCTAAATGGATCCATCCTCAGGTCCTCCTATAGAAGCCAGGTGAGTATTGTCCTTCCCATTGCATAGACACAAGACTAACAGGGAACGGAGTATTTGAAGTTACTTTCATTGTATAGTTGTCTGGCCTTTGATAGATTGGGACTTTATAGATATAACTATCACGGAATGGTGAAGTATCAGAAATGTAGAAATCAGCAATGCGTGATCCTCCAACACTAGACCACTCAGACCTACTACGGTCTTTGATATTGAAGAACACTTCACCACCAAGACCTGTATAGAATGCCATACGTGATGTAGTAGTAATAGCGGTGAAGTCAACACCTGACTCACCCATAGAGTAATAATACCTAGGAAGGATTAGTTCCATGTTATACTCGTAACCAACATAAATGTAGTTACCGGTAACATTACCAGGAATTGTAAAGTAAGTACCACCACCATCAGATTCCAAAACAGCTACGTTGGTATAACCAGATTGTGTGCCTGGGTTACCTGCTTTAAGAAGACCAACAACAAAACGTACTACCCTAGTTACGTTAAAGTAAGAGGGTAGATACACCTTAGTGACACTTGTAGCATCACTATAACTAGGTGCTGTAGGGGGTGTTGGTGATACCATAGTGTTATCTGTTACTTCACACCATACATCAAGGTATGGATCAACAGTATTACCAAAATTATTGATAAGACCACCAGTACTGGGTGCAAGTACTAGTTTGTGTTGAGTGACAACATAACCTTCAGTACCACTAGTAAGTACATACAGGACATCATTCTGAATAGCTGTGTGCATCACATTAGCTGGGAGCAACCACCTGACCCAGGAGGCCATAGCACGTTCGTCTCCTTGCTCGTAGAACCTATGCAGGTACATATAGCGGGAAGTTCTACCAGAGGCTACCCACAGGCCATTCTGGGCGCTACCAGCGGCTTCTGTGATTGTCTGTGGCATCCACTCAGGTACAATCTTTGTGGTTTCAGTTACACTAGGTGTCTCCCTTTGGCCTCTAGTGAAGATCTCAAAGGCTCTAGCCCAACTTTGGTTACGACTTACATAAAGAACAGTAGATCCAATGTCAACAGGTTTGATGTACCTATCGCATTCATAGTTAGCAATAGACCTGATTGTACAATTAGCAGGAGTCCACGCACCATTCTCAGCTTCCATAAGAAACTGTTGGCTATCACTGAACAACAACAGCCCCTGAGTAATCGGTACAACTGAACGAACAGTAGCGGGTTTAATGCTAGCACAGCTAAGATCAATAGGATCAGCTGCAGTGACTGTAGTAGCAGACTTATGGTAGAAGTTGTAGTAGTCCCCAGCTTGAGACATGGAGACGTTATCTTCAGTCAGGAACCCAAGCCTATTGTTAAATAGGAAGATATCTTGGATAGTGTTATCGACAAATGATGGGTGACTATTAGAGTCATTATCCCCAACCAATCGTGGTTCCCACAGCAAAGGAAGTCCATTGATTGTTTCTGAGCCATCAAGGAATGTAGCCCTAAAGGTAAGAGGACTGAGGCTAGTACGAATCAACGCAACAGGCATTGTATTCTCATTAACACCCCTACTTACATTAGGTGCAATAGTCTCTTCCCAATAACCCTTACCCTTATCCCCATCATCAGCAACAAACTTCAGATAGAAGTCATCTTGAGTAGCTACAGTATTGTTAATCTTAACAACTTGGTTGTGCTTAGCTTGATCTGGTAAACTGGAGAATGTATTAACTGAGTCCTGAAAGGCTCTGATATACCTACCATCAGGGCCACCAGAGGCAGACACATTGGTATCAGAGTTAAAGGTCAGGTAGATGGTATTATCAATAATAGTCTTAGTAGCAAAGCCACTAGTGATAGCATTAGATATACCAGTCATCACTGTACCGATAACTAGGTTACCAGAGTTAGAACTAGGTGATGTATAGGTAAATGTTGTACTGTTAATGGTTACAGAGTAAATATTGTCGTGATCGACAGCAGCTACAACAAGTGTTGCCTGTCTTTTAAAGTTATAGGTAGGAGCTGTTTTAGCAGTTACAATCTTCTCACTGTTAACGATATAGGTGAAGTCGTTAATAGTAAGAGTTTTGATACTACGATAGTCAGTAGCAGTCAGGTAGCTTTCAATAGATGCTTGCTTACCAGTTGGGTAAGTAACAGTACCAGCTAATCCAGTCAGCAAGTTCCATACCCTAGGCACACCAGCAGAAGATATAGTAGCAATATACTTCTCTTGGTTATCCCTGAACATACTGAACCATGCTGCAGTGTTAGCAGTGTTAGCAGTAAGGCTAGCCAACCTACCGAGAAACTTTCCACCTGGCCGCTTAAGCATACCAAGTGTAATATCAGGGTAGCAGTTAAGAGCATCCTTAACTTGACCCAACAGCATCTTTTCATCAGCTTGTTGAGATACACCACCAATGAAGTTAGAAATACGTTGAGAGATTGCTGTCATCGTGCAAGAGCCTTAAATGGTTTATAGCTGTTATAGAACCCATCACCTTGCCTGAATCCAAACATAGTGTAGTCACCTTCGTTGCATTCATACTCAAGGCAGTTAGACCTGCGCCATGTTTCAAATGAAGCAAGAGCTTGGGTAAGGTTCACATCACCAACAAGACGAATAGCACAACGTGTAGCAGCACGTGATGTGATGTAATCCCTGAAGACCTGCGGGAGATCAGCAAAGTCGTAGTACCAGACTACATCTACATCATAGGTTTTAGTAGTATCCCATACATCAGTATGATGGATTTTATCATAAAGCCTACCATTCCTAACGACAGTATCGTAGCTGCTATTAGCTACATTGTCGCTAAGATCTATTTGTAGCATACTACCAGTCATTGATAGATAGCCATTAGTATCAGGGGTAAGAGGATACTCAACCTCTCGGTTAAATGTCCACCCCTCTGCCTGTACCTCCCGAGAGACTTGCAGTAAGGTCTCGTAAGCGATTGCAACTTCCGGGTTGATTACAGCTTCGACAACTGAACCATTTTCATATGTAATGGTCTGTGCCTCGATGGTGGTAACAGGCGCCTGACCAATAGACGCCAGAATTTCATTAACAGCTTGCAGCTCAGCCTGAGCGTTATTGGTTGTCGGCATAACAATGATGTTATAAAAGAATTATAAAAAAAGGGACCCCGAAGAGTCCCCTTGATAAACCTAATTAGGCAGCAGTACGGCTGGCGTCAAGTGCCGGAACATCCGACTCAACACCAGAGTAAGAAGTACGAAGACACTGAGTCTCCGAGAACACGCCAGAGGCGGTTGCACCACCGTGGGTGCGGGATACCGAGCGACGAACAGCGTGGTTGTCAGAGACAGCCAGGTTGCCGTTATCAGCATAGGTAGAAGCGTATGCGCCGGTAATGGTGCGGGTAGCGAAGTTAACGTTACCAGCCACACCATTACCGCTAGCACCAGCAGCAGTAGAAAGGTTAGCCATTAGATAGTACCTCAGTTGGTATAAGAAACAGTGTCAACACGGAAGGTTGCACTAGTGGTGCCAGCAACTGACAGCACATCACCAACGCGATAGCCATCACCACCAGCAGCAACAGTCTGGCCAGTTACTGCACCACCAGAAACAGTGGTAGTAAGCGTACAACCAATACCGTTGATGTTGTCATCAGTGGTAGCTTTGGTACCAGCAGTTTGACCAGTACCAGGAGTGAGGCGGGTTACGGTAACAACCGTACCACCTTCACGACCAGGCTCAATAGGAG